GCAGCTGAAGGCGACCGACCCCGGTACGTTCGGCCGGGTGCGGATCTTCGGGCAGATGCGCAACTGGCTGAAGGAGAACGCGACCACATGATCCACGTCTGGATTCCCGGCCACCCGCGCACGAAGGGCTCCCTGGACGCCTTCCACCAGGACACGCCGGACAGCAAGCGCTGGCGCGCGCTCATGGCGTACGCGCTGGAGCAGCACCCCGGCCCTGCGGGCTGGCCCAAGGGGACCGCGGTGGCGGTGAGGGCGACGTTCTGGCTGGCCGCCACGGACGCCACGACGCCGGGCGCGGGCGACCTGGACAAGCTGGACCGCAATCTCCTGGACGCCGGCACGGATGCGAAGGCGTACGCGGACGATGTTCAGGTGGTGCGCCTGTTCTCGGAGAAGGTGGCGTGCGCAGCGGGGGAGGGGCCCGGCGTGCTGGTGTCGATCTGGGCGCCGACCCCCGAGGAGCTGGAGGCCTGGGCGGCGCAGCAGCGGCGCGTGCGTGAGCTGGCGATGCTGGATCAGGGCTTGACGTCTTAGTGGCGCTCCACTAGGATTCAGGTATGACGAGGACGAGCAAGGCCCCCACGGACCGCGAGGCGCTGGCCGCTTACGACGGGGCTGAGGCCCGGCGCGCCCGCCGCATGAACGCGGCCAGCCTGATCGACAACGCGACCCGCAGGGGCCCGTACAGCCATGTGTCGCTCTCGCAGGTCAGGCGCTCGAAGCTGGCGGGGATCATGCTCGCGCTGGGCGGCACCGTCACCCCCAGCGCCCGCGACGGGGACCAGCGGGGTCAGGGCAGCGTGGAGCACATGGAGCGGCGGATGGAGTCCGGCCACACGATCAACCTCGGCGACCAGCTGCGCCTGCTGTCGACCCCGCGCGCCACGGACGGGACCAACGGCGGGCCGGGCCAGCGCGGATCGAGCGGTGACCTCGCCATGCCGTCCGCCGTGCAGGCGGTCAACTTCGGCAGGTTCGGCGTGTCGGTCGAGCACTGGGCCGGCATCCACGGCACTCCCCCGGCGCCCACGGAGGTCGGCCCGCAGGGTGGCGTCAAGATGTCCCCGCGCTCCCCTGAGTGGATGATGGGGCTGGCGCCGGGCTACGTCACGGACGTGCTGCCCAGGAACGACGCGCTGCGGGCGATCGGCAACGGCGTCATGCCGCAGCAGGGGTACCACGCGATCCGCACTCTCCTTGACATGCTTAGTGGCGCGCCACTAGGATAGGGGCATGCCGAAGAAAGCGCGCAGGGGCGGAAGGTACACGGTCAGGGTCAACCGCGACGGGTCGCAGCAGTACGCGCGGCGGCCGATCTGCGGTGTGATCGTCATCTACGGGCCGTGCCTGCTGCTGGGGCTCGGCACGCTGGCGCGGCTGAAGGGCTGGGCGTGAGGTACTGGTACCTGCCCGACGCTGCGGAGCCGGACGTGCGCGCCGTGCCCGGCCCGCCGGCGCCGGAGTACCGCGTCCTGGTCCCGGCCCGGCCGATGGCGCCGGAGGAGCTGCACGCGAAGCTGCGGGACGTGAGCTGGCTCGCCGGGCTGATCGTGGAGAGCGGCGGCCGGGTCGTCGGCGTGACCTACGCCATGGCGGAGGAGATCGCGACCGCGACGCTGATCGAGAGCGTGGCGCTGCGCTTCGTGCTCGCGCACGACTCCTGGGCGGGCGTGGCGCTCTGGCGGGACTGGCGCTGGCACGGCGCGATCGTCCCGGCGGACGTGGGTGGGATCCTGACGCGCGAGCGCCTGGAGCTGCTCATCACCACGGGGTCGTCGGCGGTGCCGCTGTTCGCCTGCGAGCGCTGCGGGCGGGAGGGGCTGAAGCGCAACAAGGATCGGAGCCTGCGGGCGCACAAGCGCCTGACCTGGCATCCGCCGCTGAAGGAGGAGTGCAGATGATGCTGGTCTGGGTCGGGGCGTCGCTGGTCGGGGTGTGCGCCGGCGCGTGGGTGCAGGACCGCTGGCCGCGCTCGATCATCGCCCGGATCGCGGCCATGTTCGGTGCCGCCTGGTTCGGCGGGGTCTGGCTGTCGCTGTATCTGCTGGGCGGTTGAGCTATCGTGATCGTCACGGCGCATCGGTGGTGCGCCCGAGATGCCTGGGAGTGCGCCGGTGGCGAGGATCAGTGACGAGGTGCGTGCCGCTGTCGTCATTGACCTGCGGAAGCTTCACGGGACACGCGAGGGCTCGACACGCGCGATCGCGACCCGTCACGGCATTTCGGAGGCCAGCGTTCGGCGTATCGCGTTCGCCGCAGGGCTTGACGCGACCGTGACGCAGGCGCTGACGAAAAACGCAATCGAGGCTGCGAGACTCACAAACGCGCAGCGTAGGGAACGTCTGGCCGCACGTCTGCTGGACATGGCGGAGCGTGCCCTGGAGGACATGAACGCCCCCGCCACGGTGTTCAACTTCGGCGGCAAGGACAACACGTACAACGAGCGCGAGATGCCGCGCCCGCCCACTCAGGACCAGCGCAACCTGGCCATCATCGCCGGGGTCGCGCTGGACAAGCACAAGATGCTGGAGCAGTTCGACAGCGCCGGCGCGGCGGGCCAGCAGGCCGATCTCCTGCTCCGGCTGCTGACCGGCGGGCAGTGAGCGCGACCCTCGCGGACCAGGCCTGGGCACGCTGGCAGGCAATGAGCCCGGAGCAGCGCCAGGCGGTGCTGGACCACCCCGGGTTCAAGATCAAGCCCATTGCCCGCGGGAAGCAGAAGGACAGCTTCGCGCTCAGTGAGCCGGGCCTCGCGACCGGCCACCTGTGGGAGGGCACGGTCCGCTCCGGCAAGACCATCGTGAGCATCCTGCGCTGGATCAGGTTCATCCGCTCCGGCCCGCCCGGCAACCTCGCCATGATCGGCAAGACGGAGCGCACCCTCAAGCGCAACGTGATCGACACCATCGTGGCGCTGCTGGGCCAGAAGGCCGTGAAGTACCGCCAGGGCGCGGGTGAGGTGGAGATCTGCGGGCGCCGCATCTACATCGCGGGCGCCAATGACGAGGGCGCGGTGGCGAAGATCCAGGGCATGACCCTGGTCGGCTGGTACGGGGACGAGGTGCCGACGTGGCCCAAGGCCGTGTTCGACATGGCCCGCACCCGGCTGAGCGACCCCGGCGCCGAATGGTTCGCGACCGGCAACCCGGCCAGCTCGACGCACCACCTGAAAGTGGACTGGATCGACCGGGCGAAGCTGCACCTGGACCGTGACGGCACGCTGCGCCGCCGCCCAGCGCACGACAAGGACACTCAGGACATCCACGTCTACAGCTTCACGCTCTATGACAACCGTGAGTTCCTCACTGAGAAGTTCATCCAGATCACGGAGCGTAGCTATACGGGCATGTTCTACCAGCGCTACATCCTGGGCCGCTGGTGCATGGCCGAAGGCGCGATCTACGACAGCTGGGATCCGGCCAAGCACGTGGTCCGGCGCGCGCCGGCCATCGAGCGCTGGATCTCCGTGGGGATCGACCACGGCACCACGAACCCCTTCAGCGCCATCGCGACCGGCCTGGGCCCGCACCCCAGCGGGAGGGGCAAGGCGCTGTACGCCACGGCGGAGTGGCGCTACGACAGCACGAAGACCCTGCGCCGCAAGACGGACCTGGAGTACGCCGACGCCCTGCGGGGGTGGCTCCCGCAGCGGGCGGAGATGCCGGACGGCGGGCCGGAGCGGGTGGCGGTCGACCCTTCGGCCAACGGGTTCCGCCAGCAGCTCTACCGGCACGGCATCACCTCGACCGCGGCGGACAATGACGTCCTGGCCGGCATCGGCACCATGCACTCCATCGTGGAGCGCGGGAAGTTCTTCGTGGTCGAGGACGGATGCCCCGACCTGATCCGGGAGTTCCCGGACTACGCCTGGGACCCGGCCGCCGCGGCGAAGGGCCTGGACCGCCCGATCAAGTCGGGGGACCACAGCCTGGACGCTGAGCGGTACGGCACGCACACCGGTAAGAGCTCGTGGTGGTATGACGTCTTCCCGGACGAGCTGGAGGCGATGCTGGAGGGACAGCTGGCGGGGGTCTAGTGGCGCGCCACTAAGTATGATACGGTGCTCGGCATGGATGATTTGCAGATCGAGGACAACACCGGGGGCAGGCTCAAGGCCTGCCAGCACAACCTGGAGCAGGACGGCTACGTGGTCGTGAAGACCAGCGGCACGCTGGACTGCCTGAACCTCGGGCCGGAGGGTGCGCGCTGGCTCGTGGACTTCCTGGAGCGCTGCTTCCCGCAGCTGGCGGACGCTCAGTTGGAGGCGCTGGAGGACGAGCAGACGGCGGCCAACTTCCTGCGCATCGTGGTGCCGGGTGCGGCCGGTGGCGACCCGCGCGAGGTGACCTGGAGCGGCGATGACGAGCCCCCGGCCTGGTTCGAGCGGCTGGCGGGCATCGCCATCGGTGAGCGCGTCGGCAACGCGGAGAGCGCCCAGCAGGCCCTGCGCATCCGCCGGGCGCTCGCGCTCGTGGGGATCAACGTGGACGGCGCCGGCGTGGTCGAGGGCGTCCGCCGGCTGGTGGAGGTCTATCAGGCCACGGCGCAGGCTGAGGAGCGGGCGTCCAGGCTGGCGCGCACGAGCGGCGAGGTGCACGACGCGCTGCTGAGCGCCGGGTTCGACGGCAACCGCACGGTCGGGGACATCTTCGCTGAGCTGATCACCATCCACCACGGCGTGCGGGCCGCGATCCACGCGGAGGACGCGACGCCCGACGCCGTGGTGGAGCGGGTGCGCGAGCTCTACCGGGCCGCGCGGATGGGCATGCGCAGGGAGACGCACCCCAAGGACCGGTCCACCGTGCGCGACATGATGGCACAGCTGGGCATTGACCAGTCCGGCCTGCGCGCGCACGAGACGCTGGCGGAGCGCGTGGCGGGCCTGCTGGGCGACGTCGACATCGCCACCTCCAGGGCCAAGCGCGCGGAGGCGGAAGTGGCACGGCTCCAGCGGGACGCGGTGGTGGCGAAGCTGAGCACGGCGCGGGAGGGGCTGGAATACGCGCGGCTCCAGTTCATCGACTCCGAGACTGGCGGGCCCGCGGCGGTCGACTGGACCGACGTGGTCTCCCGCGCGATCGTGGACCGGCTGGACGAGCACATCAGCGGCAGCGACCCGGAGGCCTGATCCGGCGCTGCCACTGAGCGAGCCCCTCCCCGTACACTGCGACTGATCACCATCGCAGCAGGGGGAGGGGCTCGCTCAGTGCCTATCGACTACGGGCCGGACCAGGCCTGGCCCCCGCCCGCCGTGGTCCCCGCCCTGCCCTTCTACCAGGAGTGGCTGGCCTGGTACTCCGGCGACGGAGAGCAGCTCTACAAGGTCTACTCCACCCGGTCCCGCACCATGGCGCCGCACGTCCGCCCGAGTCAGCTCAACGGCGGGATCAGCGGCTGGATCTCCCGCAAGTGGTGGGGCAACCCTGTGGCAGGACCCGCCGCCCGGCGCCTGCACGTGCCCGCGGCCAGCGACATCAGCGTCATCGGCTCGGACATGCTGTTCAGTGAGCCGCCCGGGTTCGAGCTGGAGCAGAAGCAGCAGCAGGCGCGGCTGGACGACCTCGTGGAGGAGTCCCAGCTCCTGTCCACCCTGGCGGAGGCGGCGGAGAAGGTCAGCGCCGCCGGCGGTGGGTACCTGCGCTTCAGCATCAACCTGGACGTCAGCCCCGTGCCGGTCGCCGAAGCGCTGCTGCCGGACAATGCGGATCCCGACTTCTACGGCCCGCACCTGCGCAAGGTGGCGTTCTGGCGCTGCGTGAGCGGGGGCGACGGCACCGGCCCGGTCGTGCGGCACGTCGAGCTGCACGAGATGGAGGAGGGCAAGTGCTGGGTCGAGCACGCGCTCTACACCGGCTCGGCGACCACGCTGGGCAGGCGCATCCCCCTGGTCGATGGTGACGAGGAGTGCAAGCGTCTGGCTACGCTGGTAGACCCGAACGGCCGGATCGACGTGGGCACGTCGATGCTCGACGTGGTGTACGTCCCGAACGTCCGGCCCCACCGCCTGCTGCGGCACACCATGCTGGGCCGGTCGGACTACTGCGGCGCCGAGGGCGCGATGGACGCCCTGGACGAGACGATGTCGAGCTGGATGCGGGACATCCGGCTGGGCAAGGGTCGCGTGATCGTGCCGAAGGAGTACCTGCGCAGGGGCGCGCCGGGTGAGGGCAGCGCGTTCGACCCGGAGCAGGAGATCTTCCAGCAGGTGACCGCGGACATCCCGAGCGACGGCGCGCTGTCCATGACCGTGGTGCAGTTCCAGATCAGGGTGCAGGAGCATCGCGACACGGTGGCGGCGCACTGGCGCACGATCACCAGCGCGGCGGGCCTGGACACCAGCGACCATGACACCGACATCGGCCCGATGCAGACCGCGACCCAGGTCAACGACAAGGGCAGCAGGCGGCGCGCCACCCGCGGCAAGAAGACCCAGTACTGGACGCCGGTCATCCAGCAGGGCCTCTGGGTCATGCAGCAGCTGGCGGGCATGACGGCGTCCAAGGTCAAACTGGAGTGGCCGGACAGCACGGCGCCGGACATCCAGACCCTGGCCCAGACCCTCCAGCTCATCAGCGCGGCGCAGGCGGCCAGCACGGACACGCTGGTCCGCATGCTGCACCCCGACTGGGAGGACCCGGACGTCCTGGCGGAGGTCGAGCGGATCACGAAGGCGACGGCGGCGCCGGAGGATCCGGGCGGTTTCACCGGCGGCGGACCGGCCGCAGGTTCACAGCCTGTGGACGAACCTGTGGACGAGGCGCTGGCAGATGCCGGCGCGGCGTGACCTCGGGGAGGGCATCGGGCTGGAGCTGGGCGACCTCTACGCGAGCCTGGAGCGCGAGCTGGCGGCCGGGCTCGCCGCGCGCCTGCGCACGGGGATGGAGTCCGACGACTGGACCCGGCGGAAGCTTGCCGCCCTGGGCGACGTGCGGCGCTTCGCCTCCACCCTGACCAACCGCGCCGCCCGCCGGGCCGCGGGCCTCTCGCGCGCCGCCGTGACGGAGGCCTTCCGGCGCGGCTCGATGGAGGGCCTCCGCGACGTCGGGCGGCCGGAGCGCGGGGGCGACCTGCCCGGACAGCGCGGCATCGACCGGCTGGCGCTCGCGCTGCGCGGCCGCCTGGACGGCGCGGTGGCGCCGATCGTGCGCAGCGCGGTGGACGCCTACCAGCGCACGGCGGCCGCGCCGGTCGCGCTCGTGCTCGGCGGCGCCATCACCCGGCGGCAGGCGGCCGAGCGGCAATGGAACGGCCTGCTGGACCAGGGGTTCACCGCCTTCACGGACTCCGCCGGGCGGCGTTGGAACGCGGCGGGCTACACGGAGATGGCCACCCGCACCGCGACCGCACAGGCCGCGATCCAGGGCCACCTGGACCGGCTGGAGTCGCTGGGCCTGGACCTGGTCATCGTCAGCGACAGCCCGCAGGAGTGCGAGCGCTGCCGCCCCTGGGAGGGCAAGATCCTCCAGCGCGGGGGCGCGGGCGGGCGGCGCACGATCCGGGCGGAGAGCGAGCTCACCGGCGAGCCGGTCACGGTGCAGGTCGCCGGATCGGTCACGGAGGCGGTGGGGGCAGGGCTGCTGCACCCGAATTGCCGGCACAACATGGGCGCCTACCTGCCCGGCCTGACCCGCATCCCCACCAACACGGAGGACCCGGAGGGCGACGCGGCGCGGCAGAGGCTGCGGTACCTGGAGCGCGAGCAGCGCCGCTGGAGGCTGCGCGAGGCCGGCGCCATGACCGACGAGGCGAAGGCGAAGGCGGCAGCGAAGGTCAAGGAGCGCGGCGCCCAGATCAAGGAGCACCTGAAGCAGAACGGCACCCTGACCCCCCGGCCGGACCGCCAGCGCATCGACCTGGGCAACCGCCGCACGACGCCCGCACCCGCGCCGGTCGACCCGATGCGTGAGGCGCTGGACTCCGGCGTGGCCAGTGAGCGCGCGCTGGGTGGGGGCGAGAGCGCGCGGGTGGACCTGGTGGAGACGCGCGGCGGGCTGCGCATGGTGCGCAAGCGGAGCAAGGACACCCGCGGCCGGGAGGGCGGCGCGGCGGAGGAGCAGGACGCGGAGGAGCTGGGCGCGCTCGTGCTCCGCGCGGTGGGCGGGCGGGCGCCGCGCGTGCTGAGGACCGGCCGCAACGAGACGCATCAGACCTACATCGCGGGCGATACCTGGGCGGAGCTCCCCGCGGGCGCGGCGCGCACGGCGGTGAGGGCCAGCGAGGAGGCGCGGTCGATCGCGCTGGGCGACCTGCTCATGGGCAACATGGACCGCAACGCCGGCAACGTCATCATCAGCGACGGCGCGGGCACGCCCTGGGGCATCGACCACGGCGCCGCCTTCGAGTGGCACGCCACGATCAACCCGCCGGGCGGTATCCCGGAGGTGCTCAACCTCTTCGAGGAGCACTTCGTGGACCGGGCGGCGGGGCGCTTCGTGTCCGGCGCGTTGCGGGCCGGGGAGGCGGACGCCATCCGCGCGGAGCTGGGGGCGCTCAAGGCCCAGTTCGAAGCGATGGGCCGGGCCGACTGGTACGCCGCCATGCTGACGAGGCTGAAGGCCCTGGAGGAAGCATGATCGTCACCATCAAATCCGTGCGCCATGACAAGGTCATCGGCAAGGTCAAGATCGACGGGAGCGGTAAGCCGGTCGAGGGGGACGAGGTCATGTCGGCGCTCGTCACGGACGTGGTCCGGCGTGTGGGCGTGAGCGGGCTCAACGGCTGGACCAACGGATACGTGCAGCTCAAGGCCTCTTGACATCCTAGTGGCGCGCCACTAAGATTGAGGCATGACACAGGGAATCACCGCCGCAGACATCGCCACCGCCGCCTTCAACCTGGAGCACTTGGGCGACGAGGTGGACCACCTGGCCCTGATCGGGTACTGCCGCCAGGAGCTGGACGCGCTGGAGGCGGGCATGCACAACCAGACCCCCGAGGACCGCGTCCGCCAGAACCGCGCGTGGAGCATCCAGCACGCGGCTCAGCTGGAGGTCGTCAAGGCGGCGCTGGCGGCGGGCGTGCCGAGCGACAAGATCACCGCCATCACGCACCGCGAAAGCCTGTGACACCCGGCCCCAT